GAGGAGCTTTAATCTATAACACTTCAGCAACTGTAGCGAATGCAGCTGTTGCAGCTTTAGATTTTGGAAGTGATAAAACAGCGACTTCAGGAACTTTCACAATTCAGTTTCCAGCAGCAACAACTTCTGCGGCGATTCTAAGAATTTCTGGGTAATAGAACATAGGAGATAATTTCCTATGGCTAATCCTTGGGGTTCAGGATCGTATGGTATCGGTGATTACGGGACAGGTATTGAAAATATTATTACCTTTCCAACTGGGATCGGTGCGTCTGCATCATTAGGTAATGAAAATACAACAGCCGAAGTAAATGAAGGTTGGGGTAGGGTTGAATGGGGTAATTTTGCTTGGGGCGATAATTATTCAACTCAATTAACTGGTGAATCTTTAACTGCTAATTTAAATTCTGTTACTGCATTTACTGATATAGATGTAATTCTAACAGGTGAATCTTTAACTGCAAATTTAGGTAATGAATCAATTACTGGAACAGCTAATGTAATACCAACTGGTATAGGTGTTACTGCAGCAGAAGGTATAGTTGATCCTTCTCCTGACGCGTCTGTTACTGGAATTGGTTTTACTGCATCTTTAGCAGTAGGTACAGTTATCATAGGTGAAGGAACTGTAGCAATTACTGGAGAAGCTTTAACAGTTAATTTAGGTAATGAATCAATTACTGGAACAGCTAATGTAATACCAACTGGTATAGGTATTACTGTAGCAGAGGGTATTGTTGATCCTTCTCCTGATGCTGAAGTAACAGGAATTGGTTTTACTGCATCTTTAGCTGTAGGCACAGTTATTATAGGTGAAGGAACTGTAGCAATTACTGGAGAAGCTTTAACAGCAAATGAAGGTAGTGTAACTATTAATATTGCTACAGAAGCTTTTCCTTCAGGATTTCCGGTATCTTTAAATACAGGAACATTAAATGTTACAGGAACTGGAAATACAGATATAACTGGAGAGTTAATATCTGCTAATCTTGGAACAGCAGTATTAGATGCAAATACTTTAGTTGATACAACAGGACAACAACTTACAGCTAATTTAAATTCTGTTACTGCATTTACTGATATAGATGTAATTCTAACAGGTGAATCTTTAACTGCAAATTTAGGTAATGAGTCAATTACAGGTACAGCTAATGTAGATGTAACTGGTGAGGCAATGACTGCAGCAGAAGGTACTGTTGATCCTTCTCCTGATGCTGAAGTTACTGGAATTGGATTTACTGCAAATTTAAATTCTGTTATTGCATTTACTGATATAGATGTAATTCTAACAGGTGAATCTTTAACTGCAAATTTAGGTAATGAGTCAATTACAGGTACAGCTAATGTAGATGTAACTGGTGAGGCAATGACTGCAGCGGAAGGTATTGTTGATCCTTCTCCAGATGCAACGGTTACTGGTATTGGATTTACAGCAGATCTAGCTGTAGGAACTGTAACTATAGCGGACGCTAATACAGATGTAACTGGAGAAGCAATGACGGCTTCTTTAGGAAATGAATCTATTACAGGTACAGCAAATCTAACACTAACCGGTTTTGGTATTACAGCTGCAGAAGGAATCGTGGATCCGGCTCCAGATGCAACAGTTACCGGTATTGGATTTAATGCTTCTCTTGCTGTTGGAACAGTAGTTATTGGAGAAGCTAACGTAACAGTTATTGGAGAAGGTATTGCAGCAGGCCTTGGATTAGGTACATTAGATGCTGTAACTCTTGCAGATGTGACTGGAATAGCTATGTCAGCTAACCTTGGAAGTGTTACAACTAAAGGATTTGCTAACGTAACTTTAACGGGATTTGGCTTGACAATGGGACTAGGAAGTCCTAAAACATTAATATGGACTCAGGTAGATACAGGTACAGCGTCTACTTGGACTCAAGTAAATACAGGTACAGCACCTACTTGGACAAAAGTTGACACCGCTGCATAAATTTTATAAAATATTATTATAAGGAATTTAAAAAATGGCAAACTCAACATCAGCTAATTTAAAATTAACTGTACAAGCAACCGGAGAAAATTCGGGAACTTGGGGACAGATTACAAATACAAACTTATTAATTCTTGAACAAGCTATTGGTGGTTATGATGCGTTTAACGTAACTAACGCTAGTAGAGCTTTAACATTTACAAATGGTGCAGTATCAAATGGTAAGAACGAAGTTATTAAATTAACGGGTACACTTGCTGCAAACGTAAACGTTACTATTCCAGATTCAATTGAAAAAACTTACACAGTTCAAGATGCTTGCGATCATGCAGGTTTTACTTTAACTTTTAAAACTACTTCTGGTTCAGGTGTTCTTTTATGTGAAGGACACACTTATCAGTTATGGTCAGATGGTACAAATATTTATAAAGGTTCTGAAGAAAAAGTATGGAGAGCAATTACTTCTGCTGAAACAGTTCAACCTGGAGCACAAATTTTAGCAAACACAAATGGTGGAGCATTTACTCTGACTCTACCTGCATCACCAAGTGCAGGACAAGAAGTATCTGTTATTGACCAAGGATATGATTTTGATGTCAATGCATTGACTATTGGAAGAAACAGTTCTAATATAGCAAACAGTGCAGCTGACTTAGTTGTTAATACACAAGGTGCTGGTTTCACATTAGTTTATTCTGGTGATGCAACAACTGGCTGGACTTATAAGGAGAAATAATAGATGGCAAACTACGAAGCAACTAGATATGATTTTGATGGTGCAAACCTTACAGGTATTGAAGGTATTCCAAGTGGAACAATTGTACCTTGGTCAGATTCTTCTATTCCATCTGGATTCTTAGAATGTAATGGTTCTGCAGTTTCAAGATCAACTTACGCAACTTTGTTTGGAATTATCGGAACTACTTATGGAGCAGGTAATGGTTCAACAACTTTTAACGTACCTGATTTACAAGATAATGTAGCGGTTTCAAAATCTGGAACTAAAAACTTAGGTTCAACTGGTGGAGCAAATACAGTTACTGCAACTGGAAATATTGCAGGTAGTACTGCTAATGCTACTTTATCAACAGCACAACTTGCTTCTCATGCACATAGAATGTTTTGGCAAAACGATGGTGGTGGTGCTCAAGGTGCAACTAATTCTTTGAACAATACCGGTGCTAGAGCAAACGTACTAGAGAATACTGGTTCAGATAGTGGACATTCTCATAATATGAGTGCAAATTTTTCTGGTGATGCAACTTCAGTTGTTCAACCTTATTTGACAGTAGTATATATAATTAAAACATAGGAGACATAATGGCAAGTTTAGGAAATTGGACAGTAGTATTTGATGATAAAAAAATTGTTAAACAACAAGGCGATGGTGCCAATACTTATATAATAGATGATGATTCTTTTTGGTCTCAACCAAAATTTTTAAATATTTGGGCAATTCATTATGGCACATCTGTTACTTCAGATGAAGTAGAATATAGAGATGAAACACCTCATTCATCTTATGCTGATGCTAATTTAGGTAATTTTCAAGAATTTATAAATAAATGGGATGCATTTCATTTATCTGTATTACAAAATATTTGGGATAATGATTCTAGAACTGAAATTGAAAAAGGTCCAAGACCTACTTCATATTCATCTAACTAATTTGAGTTAACTTCATCCAAGAAGTTAAAATATATTTTTCACCAGATAATGGTGGATTGCCTCTATGTACATAAGGAAAACCTGCAGGCCAAATAACTATTCTTCCTGTTTTAGGTTTTACTCTTTTTGAAAAATGTAAAAATTCTGTCTCTCCACCTTCTTCAACATCATTTAAATAAATTGTAAAAACAAATGCTCTATCTTGATTTGGTGGTTCTTTGCCATGTTCTATGTGCCAAACATGATAACCTTCTGTTGGTAAAGTTTTTTGAATTTTAATACCAGTGAAAAAAAATGTATTAACACCATAAGCTTCGTGTGCTCCAGTATTTTGACTATAATGTGCAAAAGCTGTGTTATAATTTATAATAACATTTTTAATATTATTATACCACACATCTATATTAGAT